CCTGGGTCGGTTTTGGCCGCAGCTGCTGCGTTGGCTGTGAAGGGCTACGATGGAGTTGCTTCCAAGACGTGGAAACCGCTTGCGTTCAGGATAGAAGACGTTGTGGCATTTCCAGACAAGCATCGTACCGATGCTGGAGAGGCGTTTGTCGATGCAGTTGCTATGCACAACGACGTACAACAGGATTCTGCTAGGCAGCGTTCGGTGGAGTTGACCACTGCAGTTCGTACTGCTTCCCAGGAGAATCTGGTCGATTTCATTCCTCATCCAGATCCGGTTGGTGCTTTGTCGGAGTTGCATACTGAGGCTTGTGAGGGCGTAGCGATTCAGGACAAGTACATGGATGCTGCGAGTGTTTCACTGGATCCTCAGGATAGGAGTCTGTCGGCTCTGTATCTCAGGATGCCAACTTACTTCGGGCTGCCTCCTGGTCCTAGGAGGGTGTATAAGAGCAAGGTTCGTGCGCTGAACGTTCCTAAGCGCCAGGGGACGCTGCAGGAGCTGTTGTCCGCTCAGGCGGCTAGGAATCTGGACGCTCCGCAGGTTTCGCTTCCTCAAGATGAAGAACGCAATGCTCGCGAGGTGTGGGAAAGGTTTCTCGATGAGGCGTGTGTTCCTGATGCGCGTGAAAAGCTGGCTAATTACCAGACGGATGCTGTCGCTTTGACTGCAGATTCTTTGCGCGATTGGAGTTCTCAGGTGAAGCCTGACAGGGTTGATGCGGTAAGGAAGGAATTGGAGAAGAATTCGAAGAACATGGGGGACATGAATGTGCACGAGTACTTGGTGATGCTCAAGTCGGATGTGAAGCCTACTCTTTCCACCAAGCCAAATCATTCTCGCACTGAACCTCAGGTTATAGTGTATCACGAGCGTGCTTTGACGGCGTTGTACAGTTCGGTGTTTCGTGTGCTGGTGAGGAGGTTTCTTTCCATTCTCAAGCCGAATTATCATGTGAATTTGTTGAAAGATACACGTGATGTGGAGAATTTTGTGAGGACTGTTCATCCGTTTGGGCTCGCTGGGTTGACTTACTTGGAGAATGACTTCAGTAAGTATGACAAGTCGCAAGGAAGGTTTGTTTTCGTGCTGGAGAATCTTGTTTTCCAAGAGCTTGGGATGAATTCCGAGCTGTTGGACAGGTGGTTTCAGGGCCATGTACATTGTGAGATGAGGAGTTTGGCATTGGGCTTGTCGTTGCATGTGGATTATCAGAGAAAGTCTGGTGATGCGACGACTGCTTTTGGCAACGTGATATTAAATGTGTTGAGTGTCACGTACGCGTATGCTGGGACTGACGTGGTCTGGGCATTGTTCATGGGGGATGATTCCTTGGTGTGTGCACGCAAGGTGGGGAATGCTTCCAGGGCTGTTGCTATTTTGGCCGAGGTTTTCAATCTCGGTGCCAAGATGTACATTACGAACGCGCCGTACTATGCGTCGAATTTCATTTTGTTGGATGACGAGAATGAGCAAGTGGCGTTTCTTCCGGATCCGGTCAAACGGGCGGAAAGGTGGTCGATGGCGATCGACGCTCTCGATCCTCAGTGGGATGAGAGGTACACTTCGGCGCGCGATGCGTTGGCTCCGTACATGAATTCTTTCAACGTCAAAGGTATGCCGGAGGTAGTGGCTCAGAGGTATCCAGTGAAGTTGGATACGGTGCGTGCTGCTGCTTCGGCAGTAGCCACGGTCGTGGGTGATAGTCGCCAATTTAGGGCTATGTGGGAGTCGGAGTCTGAGATTTTGGCTTATTAGGTTTTATAGTTGTTGAATTCCCTTAATACATG